CGTGTCGAGTTCCGGCGTCACGGCCATCGACTCGATGCGGACTTGCACCGGCTCGACGGACTGAGACGACGTGGAGGGGATGATCCACTTGCTCTTGACCGCGGGCGTCGCGGCCCACGTCGTGCCCGTGCCGCCCGAGTCGACGATGTTGATCGCGGTATTCCGCGCGTAGGTGCCTGCGGCGATGTAGACCGTCTCGATGACATCGGCTTGCGAGCCGACGACGAGCCGCGCCCGCGACGAGACGGTTACGGTGCGGTCGAGTTTGACCGTCGACGACGTGGCCGCGAGGATGCGCCCGCCGATGCCCGCGCCGAGCGCAGAGCCGTGGAAGTAGACGACGGCGCCCGGCGCGAGATGGATCGCTTCCGGCCCGCTGATCCACTCGAAGCGCCGCGAGACGTATCGCGAGACGTTGACCGCCCGCTGAGCGAGACGGTAGGCGTGCGCCGCGCGGGTGACGCCGGTTCCGGCGATGGACTCCTTGCGGATCGGCTCGCCCGACGACAGGACGGCGGCGTCGTCAAGCCGCGTCGCATAGTCTTGATCGTAGTCCGTCTCGGCGTTGAGGTATTGCACCTCGGCGGCGTTCGGCCGGGTGCGGCGCCCGGTATATGTGACCTTCACATCGCGGCAGTTGCCCGCGGTGAATACGAATTCCGGCGACGCCTCGCGGTCAATCCAGCATCGAACCTTGCCGTTGGCGATGTAGAGCCGCGCGTTGGCCGAGTAGGCGATCTCGCGGGCGAGGTCGAAGCCTGAACGCTCCGAGTCCACGACGAGATCGCAGTAAGCGCGCGGGATCGTGCCGCCGCGGCCGTCGTCGACGAGTTCATCGGCGTAGTCCGCGAGCGCGTCGAGTTCTTCGAGGTCAACGTCGTCGAGCGTCATCGCGCCCGCACGGCCGAGGCCGAAGTCTTGATTCGTCAAGATGTCGAGGATGATCCACGCCGGGTTGCGCGTGTAGCCGAGCGTGAAGGCAGGCGAGACGGTGGATACGCCGTCCCAGATCCAAACCTTTCGGCCTTCGACTTGCGCCGTGATCGTTGGCACGCCGCCCGCGAGTTGATCGGATCCTACAAGCCGCACGCCGAGCAAGGCGCAACCGGGATAGGTGAAGCCTTGCGCGATAACCTCGTTGACCGCGGCGACGGTCGCGCCGTAGATCGTGTCGGGGTTGCCTTGCGCGTTGCCGCCGGGGGTGACGGCGGACACGAATTGAAGCTGAATTTCGTAGATGTCGCGGGCGATTCCGCGCTTCGTGAACTGGTAGTTCACCGATGCGTTCCGCTGCCCGGAGTGAGTCCACGTCTCCGTCGTCCAAGTCGTCGTTCCCTTGACGCGGTAGCGCACCGCGTAGGTCATCGTGATCGAGTACGGGTTGTTATTGCTCGTCGAGTAGCCGATAAGCCCAGCCGGGTACGAGAGCAGGACATCGAAGCCCGTGACGGGTTGCGTCGTCTCGTGGCCGAACGGTTGAGCGTTGCCCCAGTTGGCCGGCGGCGACGGCTGATCGACGGTCGCCGTGTAGGTCACCGTCGAGGCGGTTTCGCTGAAGCCGGGAACGGTCGTTTGCTCCGACGAGCCGAGCCGCACGGACACCTTGCAATCGTAGGCCGAGGCCTGGTTGTCGTCTATCTTGATGCCGTCGGGGATCGCGGGGCCGGTAAGTTCATCCGCGTCCGCCGTGAGCCCGCCGATGGATTGCACTGGCCCGCGGCTAAGGAGGATGAGTCCATAGAACACCGCGCGGCCTTCGGCGTCGACCTTCTGCACGGCCGAGATGAAGTTGCCCGCCGCGCGATGGTCGCCGTAGACGACGGGTTGCACGATGCCCGAAACTGCCGTGTTGCGTATGCCGTCGAGCGCGAAGGTAGGCGACGACGGATCGTTCCGTGCTTCGGGTGCGCCCGGGGCGGACAGGATGCCGATCACCGCGGACGTGGCCGAGAGCGCGAGGCCGACTATCGCAAGGACGAGTTCCGCCCCCTCAGGCAACCGCGCATAAACCGCCACGTCGCCCGCCGGACGGTCGGCGACCTCGGCCAGATGCCGCGGCCCCGCGTCGGTCATCACGACGTTTGCCCCCGGCGGAGCGAGCGCGCCGAGCGTGCCCGGTGCGCGGTACCACGCTTGCCGGTCGTGCGGACGATCTACGGGATCATGGATGTAGACGACGCGGACTTGACCATCGGACGGCGGGATCGCCAACGCGACCGGCTTCGCTCCCGCGTGCCGGTAGTACCTGACGTGGACGCCCGCCCGATCGAGCGCGCCGCGGCGCGAGACGACGACGAGGCCCGGGTTGCCCGCGTGTAGGTAGGTCGCTCCGTCGAGGACGATGCCGACGTGAGGCCGGCCGCCGGTGACGGTGAGAAGCAGGTCGCCCGGTTGCGGCTCGTCGGTCGGCTTCCAGTCGTCGCAGAGGTCGGCCCCGAAGCCGACGAGCGCGACGCCGCGGCGCCGGTAGACCTCGGCCACGAGCGCCCAACAGTCCATGCCGCGGGCGTCGCCGCAAAGGTCGACGTAGAGCGAGGGGTCGAGTCTCACAGTCGCAAGCCCTTCGGGATCGACGGGAAGCCGCCGAATCGGTTGGGATGCCGCACCGCCGCGCCGTTCGCCGCCTCGTTCGCACCGTGCGCTTCGCAACCGTTGCCGGTCGAGAGCCCGTAGTCGCACGACGACGGATCGAAGCTCGGATAGGTCGCCGCGATTAGGTTAGGCAGGGCGGTATTGTAGCCGCAGTCCGTGCCGCCGTAGACCTTCGGACACCGGCCGCGGAGGCATTTCAGCGCCGGAAACGGCGCGTCGTACACCGGATACGGGCCGATGATGAGCGTCGCGCTTTCATAGGTGAGCGTCGCGTCAAGCGACTTCCATATGCCGAGCGTGACGGCGACCGTGAGATCGGACAGGTTCACGCGCCGGATGCGGATGCGGCGGTCAAGGACGTGCCCCGCGTTGAGCCGCGTGGCAATGTGGTCGTCGACGGAGGCGAAGATCATCGCCACTTGAGGGAGCGTGCCGTCGCCGTCGGCGGGGATCTCGTCGATCCGCATCGGATATGGGCGGTACTCGTCGCCGCTGTAGGTTACCGGCTGATCGGCGTCCGTGATGCGGTAGCCGTTGGTTCCGTCGGCGTCGATGTCGACGATCCAACGCCAGCCGTTCGCTTGGTGCAGGGTGTTCTTCGCCGCGATGAGCGCGGCCGGGAATGCGTCAGGCATCGGCCAACACCTCGTGGACGAGCGCCTCGCCTTGCCAGATGAGCGGCCCGACGAGAACGAACGTCGGCGGCGTTGTGAACCGGATGCGGATCACCTCGTCCGTCGTCGGTTCCGTCCACTCAAAGGCGTACCGCGTCGAGTAAACCGCCGTCCGCAGGTTGCCGAGCGAGACGACATCCGTCGCGTTGAGCGCATCCCAACGGAAAGACCACGCGCGGCGCCGCACGCTTTGGACGGCGGTCATGCCGGTATAGCCGCCGTCATAGGGATGCTCGGTAACCGTCCATTGGTCGGTCACCTCGACGGCGTAGGACGGCTGCACGGTCATAACCTCGGAGCCGCCGTCGTCCTCGTCGCTGAGCGTGTACGGCGTCAGCGTCGGAAAGGCCGTGAGCGTCGGGGCCTCGTCGATGGCCGGCGTCGCCGTGAGGTTGCCTGTGTCAGTGAGGCGGAAGTTGTCGAGGTAAAGGTCGGTAGGCGCGTCGGCGACGATGCCGCCGGTGCGCGCGGAGTCGGTGATCGACGCGAGGCTTTGGCCGGTTGCGGTGTTCCATGCCGCCGTTGACGGCGACGACGTGAAAAGCAGCGAGTAGGTCTGCCCGCCGTTCGTCGAGTACCACGCCTCGACGACAAGCGCGAACGAGTAGTAGACGACGGCCGCGCGGAGCCGGACGGTTGCGCCGGCGCTTAGCGGAAGGCTCGTCGAGAAGAACGAGGTTTCAGCACCCGCCGCCGTCCGGCCGAAGAAGTCGACCACGGTCGATCCGCCGCCCGACGACCGATGCCAAACGAGATGACCGTAGCCGCCGGCAAATACCACGCCGCCGCGCACGACGCCCGACGCCGGGAAGGCCGCGGGCAAGAGAACGTCGACTTCATATCGCCCCTTGATCGGCGTCGACGCCGAGAACGGAGGAACCGCCGAGATAATCGCACGGCTGTAGACGTTCGCCGCCGCGGGGCGAGCCCTCTGTCCATCCTGAATGAACGTCCCGCCCGTCGCCGTCCACTCGGAGCCGAGGACGCCGGTAGCGGTGAAGTCGTCGAATTGAAGCTCGACGCTCACCGCAAGGCCGCTCGCAAGGCAGGACGGAGCCGCATCTGCGCCATGACCTCAAGCGCCGTCGCCTTCGGGTCGCGGGCGCCGTAGACGTTGACGACCGATCCGCCGCCGTCGCCGCCGCGGCTCCGGTGCGCCGGCTCGACGCTCGAGCCCGCCGGTAGCAGGACGTTCTCCGGGCCGTTCTCGCCGACCCGCGCGAACGTGTGGCGCCGCACCTTGCCGCCCGCGGCAAAGGCCGTGGACGTTAGTCCGCCGAAGCCGGACTCGGACGTGAACGCACCGCCGCCGCCGCCCGACGCGGACGCGCCGCCAAAGAGCGACGTGCCAAGCGACGTGAGGAGGTTGAGCAGCGAGCGGTAAAGCAAGAGCTTCCCGAGTTCGCCGATGATCGTTTGCACCATGCGGCCGAAGGCGCGGCCGACCGATTCCGCGCCGGTCACCATGTCGTAGAAAGCGTCGGTCATGTTCGACGCGAAGAGATCGGCGGCCTCGGCGACGGTCAGGTAACCCTTGATAACCTCGGCTACCTTCTCGACTTCGACGGCGACGGCTTGCGCGGCGACGGACTGCTCTTTGACGGCGGCGGTGACTTCCTCGACGATAGGCGTCGCGCCCGATTCCGAAGCCTTGAACGCTTCAACCTCATCGGCGGCAGAACGCATCGCGGCCGTGAGCGAGTTTCGGCCTTCGCTCAACGCAAGCGCGGCGTCGGTTGCGACGCGGCCAACCGCGTCCATGTTCTGCGTCCAGTTCTGCGTGATCTTCGCCATCGTGTCCGCGACGGCTTGCAGTTGGATCGGGCCCGATCCGACGATGGACGCCCAAGCGTCGGAGCCTTCGCCGCCGTTCAGGCTGCTTGATGCGGCGATGAACTGTTTTTGAAACGCCTCGTAGTTGCGGCTCGCAACGTCTTGCGTGATAGGCGGAAGTTGCGCCTCGCGGTTAAGCCGTGCGTACTCGGCATTAAATATCGCTTTTTGCACGTTCTGCGAAGCGTTCGGATTGATCATCGGAATGCCAAACGCATTGGTTCCGAAAAGGTCTCCGAGGCCGAGATTGCCGGACGCAAATTGCTTGATTGCCGCCGCAAGGTCGCGGATTCCGGCGATGATGGAACGGATCGTAGAAACGATGAGGTCTTTGTTATCGCGGATCCAATCCGACATGCCGTTAAGCATCTTGTCGATGTCGAGCTTGGCGACCGCGTAGCCAAACACGGACTTGATCGACGCGCCGAGACGACCGAATGCATCGTCGACCGCGTTGATCCGCGCTTGCATGTCGGCGCTAAACACGGCTTTGAACTTGCGCTCCGAAGTCGATAGCCCGTCCGTCAACCCGCGCACCGCCGCAATGATGCCGCCGCCGACGAGGACGCCTTTGAGGCCGAAGAACTGCTTCGTGATGTCGCCGACCGCCTTCACCACGCCGCGGAGCGGAGCCGTAAGGATGCGGCCGACGCTCTTGCCGATGCCGGTGATAACCCGCGTCGCGGCGTCCTGCGCTCGGACGACGATGGTTAGCTCGGCTGAGGTTTCACCGGCCACGCTCAAGCTCCTCTTGCTGCCGCGCCGCCACTTCCGCCCCGACGATCCGCAGCGCCGCTACGAGCGTCGCCGACTCGTCGAGCGCGCACGCCGCACCGATCGGCCTCGCGTTCGTCCACGACTCGAACCACGACGCGGCCCGCGCCGTCTCCGCCGTCAACGTCCGCCCCGGACATTCGAACAAAGGCGAGCCGTCCGGCAGCAAAGCGACCGGCGTAAGCCCCGGCCCGTCGCATCCCTGACGCTTCCGCCATTCGGGCGGCTTGAGATGGCAAGTGTCGCACGGCGCCTTGAACCGTCCGCTTACGAGGCAGGCGCCGACGAGGAGTTTTTTCGCTCGGTCTCCGTGAGCGTGTTGCGCTCGATGATCGCGTCGGCCAGTTCCTTCCGCCATTCAGGCGTCAGCCACGAAAGCGACTCGTCCGAAACGGGGTCGACGCCGCGCATCCGCTTCGAGGCGTCCGTCTTGTACGGGATGAGAGTGCCGGTCGAGTCCACGAAGTCATGCCAGCCGCGGAGCCCGACGCGCAGCACGTCAAGCGTGTGCGTGCCCGACTTGATGTGCGTTGCGCCGTCGCGCACGAAAGCGATGGCATCTTGCAAGCGCGCCTCGTCGGCGACGCTGATCGCCGAGAGGACGAAGCGGGTCGGAAAGTCCGTCCCGCGGTCGCACTTGAGGATGTATTCCCAAGTCTTGGTCGGGTCGACTGCGATAGGCATTGCTTAGCTCGCCTTCGTGATGGTGAGAGAGAATTCGTCGTCGCCCGGTTCGCTGGACAGGTTCGGCTTGAGCGTCACGCCGTAGGCCGCGATGCCGTTGCGGTCGGCCGTCGTGATGTTCTCGATCTGACACTTCGGGAAGCTGAAAGCGAACGTCGCGGCGCCGTGCGACGGGCTCGATGTGGCCGGTTGGTTGTGCGTCAGCGACAACGCGACCTCGGTGCCGGCGACGAACTTGCCGCGCCAGTTTTCCGCGCTCGTCAACGGCACTTCGGGATCGATGGTCACCGTCACGTCACGGTCGACGACCGCGAGATGAAGGACGCCGGAACCCTTCGTGATGTCCTGACGCTCGACGACTTGAGTGCCGAAGTCGACCTCGAACGACGAGAGTTGAACGTCGGAGTTGGCGCCCCACGAGAGCGACGTGACCGCCGAGAAGATGCCCGGGATCGCCGTCTCATGCGTGATCGTGTTCAGCGAATCGGTTTGATTCTGCAAGTCCGAGTCGCTCGGCTCTTGTACGCCGGTCAACACGAACTCCATCATCATCGGCTCGCCGACGCGGCCCATGAGCTTGACCGTCGCCGCGCACCCGCGAAGGCCGACGCGGATCGCGCCGCTCGCGCCGTTGCTACCGATCCACGCGAGCGCGGTAAGCGTCGGATGCGCCGAGCTATCGGTCGTCAGCGTGTAGACGCCCGACGCGAAGGCGAGGCCGGCCGCGCGGAGGATCGGCCCCCAAGCGTCCTGCGTGTTCGTCGTCGCGGACTTGCGAAGCTCGATGCGTCCCGAGATCTGCCCGAGCGTTTGCCCGACGAGGTGCGGGTATCGGCTCAGCGTCTTGGCGAACGTGCGCCGGTTGAACAACCGCACGTCGTCGGTGAACGAGAGATCGAACACGCGGAACTTGCTTTCCGATCCGTCGACGGCCGGAAGGTTCTTCGTCCCCTTCGTCGTCTCGACCTTGATCGCAAGCTCGCCGAGACGTGAGATGAGCGGTTCGGCCATGGGTCAAATCCTCGTGAGGGGCGCGTTGTCCTGCGTACGATACCGCAAGTCGATTGCAAATGAAACGGCGTTGTCTAAGCCGTCCACGCGGCTCAGGTTGCTAACCAAGGTCGCATCGTCCACGACGCCGCCGAGCGTCCGGCTTTGGGCGACCGCCAGCTCAACGTCGTGCGAGACGTGGCCGAGGTAGTCGTACCCCTGCCAGTCCGCCCCGACGTAGATGAACTCCACCCGCAGGACGCGGGCATACATCCCCGTGACGCTCGCCCGCGTGTACGTCTCCGAGACGCCCGTTAGCTCGATGAACGGAGCCTCGACGCCCTCGGCGTTGCGCCCGTACCTCACGACGCGGCGGACGCGGGAGGGCGTCTGCCACGGGCCGGACGTGTCGCCGATCCGTTCCAGCGCGACGCACAGGGCCTCGAGCGCGCGGCCCCGCGGCGTGATGTCGACGACCTCGACGGCGCCCATGCTCCAATCGGCGGACGGCCGGCCGCGGCGGTAGCGGTCGTCCTCGAACGTCGCCGAGAGGTCGGTACCAGTGCCGATGCACGGCGAGCCCGCGCCGAGTTGGTAGCGGTCGCCGACAAGCAACGGATCGGCTTGCACCTCGCCCGTGCCTAGCGTCAGGCCAAGCGTCGTCACGTCGAAGCAGTTGTAGCTATGCGAGAACGACGACGTAGACATGCCCGCCGCCGTCGGCCAGCGCGTGATAATCGAGTTTCGAATGACAAGCTGACCGACGCCGAACACGGACACGAGCGCCGTAGACGCCGCAAGGTCGCGCCCAATAAAGGTACAGTTGTCAATATTGCCGTTGCCAGCAATAAGGCCAAAGGCGTTTAGGCCGAACTGGCCCGCGCGGAGGACGATGTTGCGGAAGTTCTGCGCGCCCGTCGTCGACAGCACGAGGCCGAAGCCGCAGTTCGTGATGCTGCAGCGCTCGACGACGCCGGTCGCGCCGCCGATGTTCTGCACCGCGTCTTTGCAGTTGCCCTCAAACGTGCAATCGCGGATGAGATGGTTAGTCGAAGCGATGGATGCGTCGTCGTGCGTCGAGAAGCCGTCGCCGTCCGTCGCGCCAAGTTCGCCAAGCCTCGGGCGCCGCGTGCCGTTCCAGTCGCACCGCGAGTCGGTGAGGGTGCAATCGGGCATCCCGAATCCGCCGCCGCCGTCCTCCGCGTTGTAGGAGAAGTCGCAACCCGTGATGGTGTGGCCATCGCCCGTGTCCATCATGTGGCCGTTGACCGCGAAGCCGCGCACGCCGAGATTTACGAGCGTGATGTCGTTGCCTTGGACGTACAGGCCGCCCTTGGCCGGCGCGTAGAACGACGACGCCGTGCCCTCGATGCTCACTTTGTCGACGCGCCAGTACGCAACGCTCGGATCGCCCTCCGACGAGTAGAGGTAGAGGACGCCGCCGGTGTGGTACCAGTAGCGGTCGGCGGTGACTTCGCCGAGCGCGTCCATCTTCTCGCCTTTGAGCCAGAGGTCGGAGTGCGTCCGCAGGATGAGCGCGATAGGGGCCGAGGTCGTCAGCTTCCAAATCGAGCCCGAATGCAGTTCCCACGTCCCGGTTAGCGCCACGCTCCCGACGAGCCGCGCGACGCCGGTGAAGTGCCCCTCGACGGTGACGCCCGCCGTGGTCACGTCGGCCGATTGCCCGTAGTCGCCCGGGAGCAAGATCACGCGGTCGCCGGACGCCGCCGCGGCAAGCGCCGAGTCGAGATCGTAGGGCGCGGACTGCGATCCGTTGCCGCCCGCCGTGCCGTCAGTCGCCGCGTAGATGTCGCCCATTATTGCACGGACTCCAGCTCAAGCGACACGTTGAAGTGCAACGCCGAAAGCTGCTCCCATTGCAGCGAGTTCGGCAAGATGCGGTAATCGTAGCCGAGGAACGAGACCGTACCGGCTCCGCGCACCGACGCGACGACGGCGCGGATCGTGTAGGCGTCCTCGCCGGAACACGCGCGCCACTGGACGCGGATGCGTTGCTCCGCGTACTCGTGCAAGAGCGCCGTGCGCTCGACGTTGGCCGAGAAGCGCCGGACGCCGAACGTCACCGTATCGGGGATGTCGTAGCCGGGGGACGGGAGGGCGAGAGCGGGAATGGTGAAGGCCGTCGTCGATACCGTGCCGACCGGAGCCACTCCCGCGCTCGACAGGACGCGCACCGACCGGCCAAGGTCGCCGAACACAAGCCGGTAGTTCGTGTCGCTCGCGCCGGCCGCAATCGTCCGCGTGAGGTTGAACGTCGGATAGGCCGCCGTCGTGTTCGTGAACGCCGCCGACACGAACGGCACCGCGCCGTCGAGCGTGTGGTACATCCACCAGTCTTTGCCGTCTGAGCGCGACCGCAGCGCGGCCACGAGCGCGGCATGGTCGAAGCCCGACACGGTTGTCGCGCAGTACGTTCCGGCGACTTCCGCAGAGGAGATGGACGCCGTGACCGTCACCGCAATCTCAGCCACGCGCCGCCGCCTTCTTCATCGCCCGCACCGCCGCGGCGACCGCGCGCCGCTTCAGTTCTTCTACCCGCGCCGCCGAAGTCCACCACGACACGAAGCCGAAGCGCGGCGGGATGCCGACTTTCTTCAGCCGCACGATGCTTTGCACCTTCGTCGCACGCGCCGCCGCGCGCCCGCGGTTTGGAATCGCAAGGTACTTCGCGCGCTTCGGCACGATGTCCGGCAGCTTGCCGCCGTACTTCACCGTGCCGAGTTCGTGGACGCGCGCGATGCGCGCCGCCTTGCCGTCGAGGAAGCCGACCGAGGCGACGATGGCGCCGATCTCCGAGACGATGGGCGTCTGCTTGCGATACCACGCAGCGGAGACCTGCCCCGTCACGCGCCGCAGCCCCGGCGACATGCGAGGCCGCAGCCACAGGCCGTTAGGAACTTGCCGCCGATCATCCGGCGCCCGCATCGCACGCTTCGAGAAGTCCGACGAGCCCGTCGTGACGTAAGTATTTACCTCGCGCGAAAGCTCCCGCGCCAAGTGCGCCGGGGCCGTCGCAAACGCCTTGCGGATCTGTTTGTCGTCGATGCTAATTGACATCACGTCAAGCGCCGGTGGTAGTCGAGGACTTGCTTGACCGACGGAATCCAACGGTCAAAGCTCAGGCTCGCCGTCGTGCCGTCCGGGTACGAGATCGAAGACACGCCGAGCGCGTTGCGACGCTGCCACTCGTGCGCCGATTGCACGTCGACGGCGCCCGCGATGTCCGGGTAGTCTGTGACGAACGAAGCCGTGTCCGTTGCCATGCCGCCGGTGAACGTGAGCTTCAACGCCATCGGGTAGCGGTAGCCGCCCGACAGCGGGTATTTGGTCTGGAACACGCCACGGTCGCCGAGCGTCGGGTCGAGGTAGTCCGTCGACGTGAGCGCGGTATCCGTGCCGAAGTCCTGATCGGGATCAAACCACGCGCCCGCAAGGGCCGTGATCGGGAAAGCGTCGAGCCGATAGAGCGTGCCCATCGGCTCGACATCGACGTAGACCGTGCGGGCGATACGGGTCGCCTTCCGGTCAAGGTACCGCTCCACCGCCGCCGAGACGGTCGCCAGCGCGGCGGAAAGCCCCGCCTCGTTGGCGTCGTTCGGTTGTCCGGCCATGCCAAGGTATGACCGGATGCGCGCGACGGTGGAGAGGTTCATTAGAGCACCTGCACGACGACGTAGCCGTCGAGAACGCCGGACGTTCCGCCGCCCGCAATGACGAGTTCTTCGCCGTCGGGGAGCCGCGGGAAGTGACCGGGCCCGCCGACCGGGCCGACCCAGTTACGAGTCGAGCCGTTCGCAGTGATCGGCACGCGCGTCGTCGCGTAGGTCGTGCCGCCGCTCGCCTCGATGGAGCATTCCACGAGACCGGTATTGCCGGTCACCGCGAGATCCCACGCGATCACTTGCAGTTGCTTGCCCGCGGCGACGGCGAGCGTCGAAGCGGTTGACACGTCGGCCGTGAACGTCTCGTTCTTGAAGACGATGACGCACCCTGCGACCAAAGTTTGAGCCATGTTCCGCTCCGCGGTGAGGCGCGGGAGCCGAAGCCCCCGCGCCAAGGGGATCACGTTCCGGTCGCGGTCACGACGGCGGTGTATTCCGACGCCGACAGCGTTTGCGTCGGGCCGTTGGACAGGATCACCGACACGCTCATCGGCACGCCCGTCTCGTTGCCAGAGTTGGTCGCGCTGATCCGCATGTAGCGTTCCATGTTCACGTCGTTGATCGGGCCGTGGATGATGCGCGTCGTGTTGTCGAGCGCGTTCGCCACGGTCAGAGCGCCGGTCGTCCAGCCGCTCATGTCCGTCGCGGACGAGAAGCCCGAGTTGTCGTCGCGCACCGCCTTGATCGTGATCGTGCCGCCCGCGGACGCCGACACGTCGCCGAAGCCGACGATGATCGTCGCCCACGAAAAGCCGCGGGTGTCGATAGCGGGGCCGTTCGCCGTGGCCGCGGTCGTCGCCGTGATGGCGAGACCGACGACGCAGCGGCTCGAAAAGGCCGGGTTGTGGTAGGTCATGGGATTCCTTTCAGATCGCCAGCGAGGTGCCGGTCGCGAGCGCCGACGGCTGAAGGGCCGCCACGTCCATGTCGAAGATGAGCCGCACCAGCGTCTGGTTGCGGAGGAAGGCGTTTTCCGCCACGTCCGACATCGCGAGCGACATGCCGGCCCACGAGCCGAGCACCGTCGTCGAGAAGTCGCCGATGAGCAACGTGCCCTCGGTCATGTCCGTCGTCACGAACACGGGGTAGCCGTGCAACGTGCCGGGGAGGCCCTTGCTCGGATCGCCCGAGAACAGGGGGAGGAACGCCGCCGCGTTGGTCGTGCCGGACACGGCCACGGTCGGGAGCGAAGCCGCTTCCGCACGCACCGCCTTCAGCATGTCGAACCAATCGTTCGGGTGCATCACGATGCGTTGCCCGCCGATGGCGTTGCCGTCTTCCGCGAGCAGCGAGAGCAGCGCGACCACGCCTTGGATGGCGATGCCCGCCGAGCCCGCCAGCGAAGCCGTGTTGACGTTCGCGAGGCCGGTACCCGTCGGCAGGTTCAGCAAGCCGAGCGGTTGCCCGCCGGTGCCCGAGCCGCGGAGGTACGCGATCTGCTTCGTGCGGAGCGCACCTTCGCCGAGGTCGGCGCGGACGAAAGACTCGATGGCCGCCGGCGCTTGGTTAAGCAGCCGATTGCTCATGCGGGTCACGCCGACCGCTTCTTTAGGCGAAAGGTTGATCTTCACGAGCGTCTGATCGGACTCCGTGAAGTTCGACGACGGGTTCTCGCCCGTCCACGCGAACGACGCGCCCGTCGCTTGCCGGTTCCATTCGATGTTGCCCGTGAGCCCCGTCATCTGACGGATGCCGAGCGAATCGAGGATGTATTGCGAGCGGTTGAGCGGAACGAGTTCGTCCATCAACGTGACGGGGATCAAGCCGCCGATCTGCGCGGCGTTGCCGAGCGAGAGCGCCTTGCACGTCAGCGGATTCGCGAGAACGGTTTCCGCTTCCGCCCACGACTTCGCGCCGATGCGCTCGACGATGCCTTGGCGGACGAAGTGAAGCTCCGTCGGAGCGTCTTCCCATCCCTTGGCCTCGGTCACGCGCGCACCGCTCGCGAGCTTCTGCATGAGGCGCGCGAACGAGAACGACTTGCGATCCGGCGTGGTGTCCACCGTCGCGCCCGCGACCGGCCGCGCCCGTTGCGCCGCCTCGACTTCGCGGATCGTCTTCTGCATCGCGGCGAACGCTTCCGCGGTCACGGTGACCGCCTCCGAGTTCCCGCCTTGCGCCGCCTTCGCCGACATCTCGGCGAGCGTCGCTTCGTGCTGGGCCTTCTTGGCCCGCGCGGCATCAAGCCGCGCCTTGAGTTCCGGTTTCATTCTCGATCTCCGCGATGAGCGACGCGAGTTCGGCGGCCTCCGCCTCCGTCTCCGCAATCTCTACCGCTACGAGGTCATCTTCGTCTTCGCCCGCGACCGTTCCATCCGCCGGCGCTTTGTCGGCGGGAGGGGCCGCAGGTTGTTCGTCTTTGATCGAGCCAAGCGCCTTCGCGATCATGGCCTCGACCTCCGCACGGGTCAGCATGGCCGCGGATTCTACCCGTGACTCGGTTGCAGGTGCAACCCACTTGCGGATCGCATCCATGTCGCGGCCCTCGCGGCGCCGCTCGGCGGGCAGTTCCGCCCCGAAGATCGGCACGATTCGCGCGCCCGACTTCGCACCCAACAAGGCGTCCGTGTTTGCGGGGATCACCGCGGCCGAGCACTCGTAGAGTTCCGCCCGCTTGATGAGCCAACCTTGACCGCCCGGGATCGGCTCCGCTTCAAGCACTCTGAAGCCGACCGAGAAAGCCTTCAGCCATCCGCCCTCGTAGAGCTTGGCGAGCTTGCCCGCGAAGGGGTTGATCTCCGCGGGATGGAACACCGGCACGCCGACGAGCTTGCCGCCTTCGACCTTCACGTCTTGCCAGACGCCGACGGGCTCGTCGTGGTCATGGTTGTAGAGCATGACGGGGTTCTTGAGGAACTCCGCCAGTTCCCAGCCCGCTTGGTCGATGACGTCGCCCACGCGGTCGACCTTCGCCGACGACATGACCGCGACCTTGCCGCGCGTCTCCGCAATCGCAAACGTCGCGCGCCGCTCTTGTCCGATGATGCTCATTCTTCGATCTCGCGCATGTATGGAAGCTCGACGCAACGGCAGTTGACCACCTCGCCCGCGGGCGCCCCCGTCTCAAGCGGGTGCATGAGACCGTTAGAGAAGCGTTCGTTCATCGGCCGGCGCTCGCCGTCGACCGCGCGATGCGTCTCGCGCGTGTGCTCGTCCATCGCCGCCGACCACTCGTGCTCGTCGACGCCTTCGGCCACCATTAGCGACCGCCGCACGTCGGAAGCGAAGATGCCGACCTCGGTACGCGCAACCGTCGCCGCGTTGCTCGGTAGACGCGCGCCGAATCGTTGTTGGATGATCTTCTCAAGCCCGTCCACGTCGAGGCCCGCTTCCGCTTCCGCGATGCCGCGGATGATCGACTCCCGCACGCGCACGCGGAGCTTGTCGCCGACGTTCACCATCTGCCCGACTCGCCGCGCAGCCGCAAGCTGGTACGCCTCTTGCCCCACGTCGATCCGCGCAAATCCGCCCAGTTCCATCTCGACGTTGCCGACAAGCGAGGCGCCGGTCGTGCGGAGCGACTCCGCCGCGGCTCGCGCCTCCGCGCGCCAAACGTCCTGCGCGCCGACGAGTCGCTCGACGGTCGCCGCCGGAAGCGGGCCTAAGTCGGTGAGGTTCCGCACGAGACGGATCGTTTCCTCGTACCGCTTGCGCGTGAACCGGCGCCACCGCACGCCCAGCTTGCGCTCGGCATGGTCGGCCCATTGCTGTTGCAGCCGAAGCGCGACGCGCCGCGGCAGAGGCTTAATCGGTCGGGCTTTCTTCGTGATGATGACGAGGCCGGACTTGACGGGCTCGGCGGGCGGCGGCGGCTCGGGCTCCTCGTAATCCGCCACCGGCAGATTCAACCCAAGCTTTTCCGACACCGCTTCCGCGTCGTACCCGGCTCCGACCAGCGTCGCCGCCGTCGTGGCCGTTGTGTTCAGGTCGCCCCGCAACGCCGCCACTTGCGACAGATCGAACGCCGGCCATTCCGCCGCGCGTGACCCGCGCGAGATCGGCTCGAAGACATGCGACCACATTGCGTCTTCAATGGCATTCAGCATCGGCAGTAGCGTGTTCGTCCACAGCCACGCCCGCGCCGCTTCGCTGTTCGCTCGGTTGTAGTCGGCGACGCGCCCGACCTCGTAATCGGTCACGCCGAGGACGGCTTTAACGAGGTCGCGGTTGCGATCCCGCGCCGCGGTCGCCTCCATGTCCTTCGCCGTCTGCGCCGGCCACGGCTTCAGGTCAAGCTCCGCGCCGATAACAGCCGTCCGTCCGGCCTTGTTCGCCCCGCGGTGCCGGTCGTCAAACGACGCGCGCAAGTCGTCTTTGACCGATTGCCCAGGATCGCTCTTGAGCGCGATTATCATTCCCGGCGATGCGCCGTTGTTGAGCAGCGCCGACGCGAACACGTCCATCAACCGATCCGACTCCATCGCCGCCCAAACGGACGCGAGCGAAGCCGAACCGCATTGCAGATCGCGCGGGTTGAAGTCCCGCATCACGAGCATCGCGTCGGCCGGGACGATGCCCGTGAATCCCGCGACGCGGTACGTCTCGATGATGTTCGTCCGCAGGTTGCGACGGTCGACGGTCACCGACCGCGAATCAACCGGAAGCATCTCGGTCGGCAAAGCGCGCTCGTCGCGCGTCCAGAAGCCGCCGCCCTGCCCGTAGAGCATGACGTAGGCCGCGCCTTCGAGCATCTGGTAGGCGACGAGCGAGGCCGAGAACTCGCCGTTGCTTTGCATCGGGTTCGGCCGCGAAAGCAGCAGCGCAAGCGGCGAGTTGTCGTTGACCTGCCGCGCATCTTTCGGCTTGCGACGGTCGCCGGCCATGCCGACCAACGGCACGCCGCGGATCACGCGATACACCGCGCCGATGGCCGCGCGAGCCGCCCAGTTCTGCGAGTACGGGTCGCTGAACTGCGCCGCGTTCTGCGACATCGCTTGCCGCAAAGACGTGAAGAACGTCTCCGCCGACGGGACAAAGGCTTTCGTCCGCTTCCGTCCCATCACAGCACCTCAAGCAAGAAGGACGGTTGCGGCGCCGCAAACGCCAACGCCAGAGCGTCCGCGCGATCCGGGCTTCGGCCGTGCTCTTTTCGCATGTCCTCTTTGCTCCGAATCGCGATGTCGTTGCCCCGGTAACCGACCCGGATCATCCCGAGGTCGGCCCAGAAGTCCCGCGGAATCCTAACCGCAACAGACTTGCAGATGCAACGCAGTACCCAAAACAGCTCCGCCCGCCGGTTCGCAAACGTCGTCTCGCGGCCGACCAAGTGCGCCCATCGCCCCGTCGCTTTCGCCCCCGCGTCAACGCCTACGACGGGCACGCCGCCCTCCCGGCATCGGTCGACCACGCCGCCGCCGACGCCGCACGAGTCCACGAACGTCATCGCCGGCGAGACGCCAAGCTCCCGCACCGCGCGCATGAGCCGCCCCGCCGTCCACATGAGGTCTTGCCCCGCCCACTCGTCAACGATCCGCGCCTCGCGGTCGGCCGTGACGTGAACGAGGACGTTGCGGTCGCTGCCGAATCGGGCCACGTCGAGCGCGAGCCGCGGAACGTCCGGCGTCGGCTTGGCGGACATTGACGCCTCAAGGTCAGGCATTCCGAGCAGCGCGTCGGGGTCGGCCGCGGGGAACTCGCCGAGGACGTGGCCGCGCCAGTAGTCCTCGTCGCGGGTCAGGTCGCACCGGCGCCGCACGTCGTCCACCCATGCCTTGGTCACCGCGCCCGGGTAGACGTTCTCGCCGCTCGTGACGTTGGGATGTTCCAAGCATGAAAGGGTGACCACGCGGAACGCCGGGTTGGCGCACGCATCCCGCGCGTAGCCGGTCGGCCGCGTCGGGTTGAACAACAAGAGCAGCTTGGCGCCCTCGGACGCAAGGAGCGAGTCGACCGCCGACCAAAGCTCATCCCGCAAGCCCGCCGCCTCGTCGATCACGATCAGGACATGGGCTCCGTGTACGCCGTGCAACGATTCGGGCTTGTCCGCCCCGCGCACGCGCACAAACCAACGCTCGCCGAGCGTCCACGAGTCGGCCCCCATCACGCCGCCGATGGGCGTCTTGGCCGCGTAGTAGGCCGCGCGGACATCCTTCCAAAGTCCGCCCTTCGCTTGCTCGAACGTCGGGCCGAGGATGACGACCTGAGCGCCGGGATTCGTCGCGGCGAACTCTAAGACGAAATCCGCCGCCGAGAACGTCTTTCCCGTCGCGTGCCCGCCCTTCGCCGCTACCCGGTCGGACTCGTGAAGCGCGCGGTATAGCTCGCCCTGCCGGCTCCAATAGGTGTGGCCGAGGACAACCCGCGGGAACCACAGCGGGTCTTTGCGGATCGCCGCGCGGATATCAGCCGGAGTTGGCGGCATCGGCCCGCATCAAGTCCGCGAGGGTCGCGCCGGCGGGAACGTCAACCTTGCGCTCGCCCCACTCCTCAACGTCGATGCAGCCGAGGCGATGGCGGAGGACGTTGGCCGCAGGGCCGGTTAC